TCCCTTACAGGGAAATCCAATAGAAGTACTAAAATTCATAGCATTGATTCCAATCACTCCGTCCATGCCAGCAAGATTTGCATCATCTGACATTTTTCCTAACTTAGCGATTTCTGACTCAGGGATTTTATCCAATTGAGTACAATAATCAACATAAGCTTTCTGTGTCAACTCTGTATCAAATTTAACAGCAGTATCCACTTTTCCAGCAATATCAACTTCCTTGTGGTATGAACCTCCCATGTCTTGGGGTGGTCCATGTTCCTTCTCAATATCCATCACATCAGCAACATGCTTAGAAATCAATGATGTAACAACCCTGCTCTTGTTTCCAGAGCTGCGTGGTTGATTGTGTGTACCATGAATTCTAATCTTAGCAGTTGCAGGAAGTGCTTTAGTAGGACACTTCTCATGCACAGGAGTAAGAGGACCGAAGTCCACTCCCATACACTGAGTTTCCATAGGAACAGCAGAATGAGAAATCAAGACACCAGGCTTAGTGCCTAGTTTCTCAATAGCAGCCTCAATCTGAGGGCGAGTTACAAAACCCGCAGCTCCTGTAGTTCCACGACCAGCCAAGTGATGACCAGCAATGAAAGGAGTTCCTTTAGCATTTCCAATAAGTGTTGCCATGCACAAACCACCGAAAGTGTCTTCGGGGAATGTGTAATTCAATCCAGAGAAGATACCACCCTCCGTGGTAACAACTCTGCCTTTGGATGCCATCATTTTTGGAAATTGCTTGAGAGTTCCATCAGTGTTATACAAAGTATATACTTCCAACTTCTTACCATCCAAAATTTCCTTAGGGTAGTATTCAGTCAAATCTTTCTGATTTCCAATCCCTGGACAATACCAGACTGCAAGGTCGGTGCCAGGAATTCTCTCGCAAGCAGCTTGTGAAAGTGGTAGATTCATATAGGATGAACCACCAATGTTTCTAACTTGGACATAGTCGGTTGTCTTCCTCACAAAGTGATTCGGAATCAACATAACATTTCCTTTAAGGGGTAATGCATTGACTTGTGTTCCATCAGTTTTGATAACAACTTTCAAACGTTTACCAACAACGTGATTGATCTGCTCATGCGTAGTAGTACGAGCTTTGTCAGTCACACCTGCATCTCCAATTTTATATTGCCTTTCTCTAGCATGCACATCCCAAAATTCAGTTTCTAATTGATAGGGTTTAGC